CCCCTCGAACAACCATGAAACAGAGGTTATTATTATTGGTAAACTGTGCAGAATAGTTACAGTATAAACTCCATTACCGACAAAATACTGTAATGAAATATTAGCTGTTGTACCTGTTCTTGCCGTTGATGTATATACAACGTTTCCTGACTCTCTTACCTGTACCTGATATTCGGTTGTGTTACCTGACTGTGGTGTTATAGTTAATGCGTTGTCAATTATAATGTTTGGGTTCGTTATTATTTGAACAGGAATTATAATAGTGTTTCCCTGTTTTACAATGTAATTTACTGTGCCTTGCCATGATGGCGTTATAGTTGTATATTGAACGACCTGCTGAGGTGCTTGAACGTAGCCACTTTTACGATGTAACCACATATATAGTTTATAGAATACTGGATTACTCGTGCTAAAGAAATCTCTAGAAAATACTATGTTATTTGCATACCCGTTTGCTACAGTATATTTGTCTTCTATTTCTAAGATAATCTCATAGAGCCTTATTGCAAATTTTAACTGATCAAAAACTACACCTTGCTGTAATCCAGAGTTGTAATAAACGTTATCGTAGTTCGGCGATGACGAATTATAAAACAACCTTTGAGTATGCGTAATTAAAGGCACGATTAACTTTCCATTACCTTGTTGACTTACTAAGTGAGCTTTTATTGTTTGCTGATTATATGTCAATGTATAGTCAGAGCTAGAAAACAGTAAAGATCCTAGTTTGTCATCGCCTAAAATATCAGGTAATTCTACTGTGTTTCCAAAGAACGTAATGCGATATGTATGGGCTAAGTTGTTTTTAAGACTAACACCCTCTAGCTTTATTCTGCCTGTTTTGTATGGTATAAAATTCAGCTCAATACTGCCGTCTTTTTTAATCCTTGCATCAAATCCGTCTACAATATCATAGTTATAGTAATGCTCAAAAATCTTATTATTGTTTTTACTCGCAGGTACAGCGAACGTCTTAGTAAACGACGTAAATACCTTTGCGACGTCTTTCACATTTTGAATAGTCTGAGTAAGAGAAACTGATTCGTCTTTAAAAAGCTCTAGCCTTTGACCCTCTATGTATAGCTGTAATTCTTGCATCTATCTTATATTGTTTATGTAGTCAAAAGCGTCCTCAAATTCTATAGTGTAATCAATTAGCCTGTCGTTTAAAGACGTCTTATAGGTCATGCTAGATGTTTTTACAATAACAGGGATCGTTCTATATGTACCAGAATAACCATTTCTTTCTGCTCTTATCCAAACGTATTCGCTTAATATTAGCTGTTCAAAAAAGCCGTTTGCACTTTCAGGATAATAGCCTGAGCTTAATGATCGAGTCTGTTTTGCCTGTGTATTAAATAGCTTTTTAGGTGCGTCTTGAACGTTATACTGAGCAGGTTCGTCCCCAGGCGTTTGTAGCGTGTTTGATTGATAGCTTTCGTTTGACCTTCTTACTGATTTTGATTCTTTTAAGAAAAACCACAAATCCTGTTGTACACCATATCGATTAATAAACATAACCTTTATCGGTTCGTATTTTGTGCATTCAATTCTGTTTATTGTTAAATAGTTTGATTCAGCACTAAGATAGGTTGAGGCTGAGTTATAAGCATATGATAGTATCGAGCCTGTTGTTGTGCTGTAATAGCTTACATAACCTGTACTAAGTTCAGGAACATATATCTGCCATCTACCACCACCTAAAACATTCGGAGCTACTAGCCATTGAGAACCTGAGGCAAAGGGTATCTGTGGGTTTTCTGCCTCTTCATAATATCCAAAAGCTTCATAGCCCTTATCAGTATAAATTTGAGCACTACCCACTACAGAACCAGTTGCGTTTAACCCTGAAAAATTTTCTAAGGCTGTTACAATAGTAACCGATTGAAGTGATGAATTATAAGACCAAGTTATGTCTAAATAATCTCTAGCTAGTTCTGCTATCTCAAAGTTTGAGCCTGTAAGAGTATTAGGGTTGTTTTTTATTATCGTATATCTTAAAGTGCCTTCAATAAGAATTTTACATCTAGTAGATAATACGCCTGTTGATGGTACTCCAATGAATTTATACTGTGGGTTTCTTAATGCTATATTTGCCATAGTTTATCTTTTTTGTCCTAGTATTATTGCGTTCTCTATGTCTAAAATGAATGACTCAGAAAGCTCAGGACTTAATGTTTTTATTCTTTTGTTATATGGCTTTGTAAAAAAGTAGTTCGGTTTTAATCCCTGTGCGAATATACTTTTCTGTAGTGCAAAACCCATGCTCCTATTACTGCCTTTTGCGTATTGTCCCTTGGCGTTTCTAAACCTTATATTTTTACTCTTTGCCCAGTCGGCTAGGATTTGCATTGGAGGCATTTTGCTCGTGTACTTAAACTTGCTCATCGGAGCTTTCTGTATGCCTCCTTTAATTAGAGACGGGTTTGCGCCCTTAACTCCTTCATCGACATATATTCCGTAGTCCTCCATTAGAAAGTCCAAGAGAAAGGCGTTTGCTTCGGTTTCTAGGGTGTATTTAACTGACTCGTATAATACGCCAGACCCTTTACCGTCTTTTGTTAAGTTAGACTTCGCCTGTTGTACCACGTACTTTGCGTATTTATTTAAGACCTCTTCTAATTTTTTAAATTCCATTAGCAGATATATATGTCGTTGTAAATTAATACCGTAATTGAGGCAGACCATCCTGCTAACTGATTCTCAAATCGATCATAGAAAGGTGTCAATACAGGAACGCCCTCTAGCTGATACATGTCAGTATATAAAGTGCCCATCCTTAATCTCTGCGTCAGTCTGTTTAGGACTGCTAGTTGTGTATTTAGAATATCCTGAACATCGTTGTTTCCTGTAAACCTGTCGACCGTTAGATCCTTCGACAGATTAACTATGTCACATGCTAGGATCGTCATATTAAACCTCAGCACTTGCTCCTCGTCTGCTACGCTCTCGATAATGATATGACCTAAAGGAAAGATGTCTTGCTTGTTGAGGTTTACGTCTGTAATATCGCCAGTCGTTACTGTGTTAATATTTACGTCTTTTAGTAACTCTGCTTTTATGGTTTCCGTTAATTGAAAAAAACCTCTAACACCTTGATTTGCCATTATTTAAACTTCTTTTTAATTTGTTTTGCTTCGAGTTCGTTTTTGTCTTTCATAAACGAGAGCATCATAAAGCACTCATGTACCTTTAATTTAGTGATATTTTCAAATCGTGTAATGTCCCCTGTAGCGAGTCCATAAATTGATTGATACCAACCCCATTTTTTTGAGAATTGAGATACTGCGTCAAGATCTCTGTTTCCTTGCTGTCCAAAGAGTTCGTCATAGTTTTCGATAATTCTAGACCTAAATTCCAGAAAAAAAAAATCGATGACATTACGGCGTCCATTGGCATATCTAATAATACACCCTCTGTTCCTAGTCGGTACTCTTCTATATTGTATTTGCTTTTTAGCTTCACAATCACAGGTCGATATAAAACGTTCATCGCCTTTTCCATGTTGTCCCAGTCTCCAATAAAAGTATCTAGATCTATGTATTCGCCAAGCGTCATTTCGTCTAGCTCAGGATGAAACCCGTAATCTACCTTGTTTAGCTCAAAGCGAGTGATTAGAGCAGGTTTCTCTTCAAACAGCTTAGATAGTATCGAAATTATTTCCTGTGAGTCTGAGAGCTTTAAAAGCATTACGTCCTCTAGCCTGACATTACACAGGATCTCGATCATTTTAGCATTTAGAAATCTAGAGTCTTTTACCGTGTCTTGAATTTTCAAGAATTTTTTATACTGTCTTAGAGTAATGTCCTTGAGTGATGTCGGTATTTTAATATTGATCTTCATATATATATAACGTTTTTTTTGATAAACTTTGTGTTAATGTTCCAATTAAAAAAAAGGCAGTCATTTCTGACTACCCTTATTAGATGTAAGTTTTCCCAACTTATCCTTACATCATATCTGCTTCGAAACAGCCGTTACTGCAGTACGTTCTATCTTCATGCATCGGCTTCTCGCAATGTGAACAGCAATACTCAGGCTGCTCGTGTGGATTTAAATAATCGTCCCAACTCATAATTTATATATTAAAGATTAAACTGATTAACGTTCTACCGATAAAATAGCTTGGTATTACTATCAACATAACTGTCTCGAATTTCTTAAACTGTCTGCCTAATTTGGCTGCTCTCGTATGTTTTCTCATGTTACTCGTATGTTAGTTTATGTTATTACTCTCTAATTAAGATTAAGTCTAATTGATCCGCTACGTAGTTAATATGCTTCTGCGTAGTCTGTGACCAATAACCTAATTGTAGTAAGTCGTTTCCGTTTATGGTTGCGACGTGTGTCGTATAGCTCCATACTTGGTTTCCTCTAATCGATAAATTCTGCTTGTACTTTTCTAGTGTTCTCATGTTCTGTTTATTTAGTTATTATTAATATGGAAAGTTATCCTCTTTTTGTAGTCTTGCGAGTTTTTTTGTCTGATGATCTAACGCTTCTTGCATTGACGTTTCGATTCCGAGATGCTTCTTATTAAATTCGATCTCTTTTTTTGCTAAAATTTCTAATACCCTTTTATTCATTTGTTCTATTTATTTATTAGTGATACTCAAAGATAATACCTTTTTAGTTATAATACAAATAATTTCATAACTATTTTTAATTGATGGCATAAGTCCCGAATCTAGGCTTGGATAAAATCGAGTATGTGGCATAGCGACAGGGATCGATAATATGATTGTTGTCATCTATAGGTGTATTCAGTAAAGCACCGGTCTTGTCCTCTTTCCATTTATAGTTTCTAAACTCGGATATGGCATTACTGGATGTCGACAGTATATTTATCTTGTATCTTTTTAATAGATCTATTCCTGCATTGACAGAGTCTTTACCTTTTAGGCTTGGAAAAATGTTATGCCCCATGCGTCTAAGCTCCTCAATAAGTCGAGGTTCTGCACTATCGGCGTATATAGGTTTGTTGTCAAGCTCTTCGCCTAACAGGAACTTATGTATATCAGTAGTCGTCATAGCGGTTCGATATAAGTGCTCTTTAACATAAAGGTTAATGTCTTTAGTATAAACCGAAACAAGCGTACTAGGATCATTCGAAAAGCCAAAGTCCATTCCGTATGCTACTAGCTCTGCGTCTTCTGGAATATGTGAAACCTCAGCATATCTAAATACGGTGCTTCGACTCGCAGCCCTTTCGCCCAACCCGTATATCTGCCAGTACTGTTCGTCAGTATCTCTAAGCAGTTCGATCTCTTTTCTTATTGACTCTTCGACAAAAGGATTATCTAAATACGTTGTTTTAAAAAAGGCACAGTCATCTCTAGGCAGTACCTTGTCATAGATCCAATGATATTCGTCTGACGGATTAAAGTCAATTACAATACGCTCCTGTGTCCTGAAAACTAGCTGTTGCCAATCCTCCCAGAATAACTCATTGCCTTCATTAATAAAAAGCAGATCTCTTTTCCGTCCTCTAATCTTTTGCGGTTGATCAAGCGAAATAAACTCCACTAGGTTTCCAAATAGATAATACTCAGAATTAGACTTATTATGGAACTTCTCGCTGTAAAGGTTATGGCTTTCTAGGATGCTCATAAAGTCTCTTAAAACAGTCGCACGTAAACTAGGGAACGATTTACGGCATACAGTAATAACCTTGTTTCTGTTATTAGTGCAATACTCGAAAATGATCCACAGTATTATGTTGTATGTTTTTCCTGATCTCGTACCTCCCTGCTCGACTATAATCTTCTTGTCGGAGTTTAATAAGTGATCATATACAATGTTAGTCTTTATCTTTAGTTGATCCAATTATCTCGATTTGAAAGTTAGTAGGCATTCCTTCTGCTCCAGTAATTTCTTGACGTTCTACATACCCTCTGTTTTTACCTTTAGTCTTTAGGTAAAATATTGTAGCTGAGGTATTGTTCGCATCGATTTGATTGTGGAGCTTACTCTCTGCAAAGTCTAAAGCTACGTTTTCAATATCTCGTACCTCTTCGGCAAAGACCTCATCTTCTTTTAGCCATTTATAATATGTGCTTCTAGGCACGTTCGCCTCCCTACACGCTACGGTTACAACTCCTAAACTTTGTTCTAGTGCTGCTAATAGTGATTCCTTTTTTATGTGTCTACTTTCGTCCATTATATTCGTATTAGTATTGTGATTAAAATTACTGCTATTAAAGTTATACAACCATAAGTCATAGCTTTCATAGTCGATTCATATTGTTTGTCAGACCTTCCTTGCCTCGATCTAAATTGTCTTGGTTTTTTCATCTTGTTTATGTTTTAGTTTTAGGCGTATTTGATTAGCGGACTCCCACGCCTTATTGTATTCCGCATCTGCGAATAACTTAGAAAATCCTGTTATGTGTTTTAGCTTTACAAGCTCCTCAACTCCCATACCTAATTCGTTGCATATCTCTTTATCGCTCCACCCATTTTCTAACATAGTAAATACCATGCTTGACATACCTGCTATTGAGTGCATACCTCTTGCTCTATTATGGCGAACCGTACTTGCCATTCGGTCGTTTATATCCTTTTCCAATACTACGATCGGCAGACGCCCTTTATTACGCTCTAGGATGTCCGCATTAGTCTTAGCAGTATAGTATCTATGAAACCCGTCTATGATTACATACATTTTCTTTTCGTCGTCATATATCGTTACGATTGGTTGCGTATATCCATCGTGCTTAATAGACGTATATAAGAGACCCATTTCTTTTTTAGCTACTGAGTTAGGGTTGTAGTCATTTGGGCAGACCTCCTCTATTAATACCCATCGTATTCTGTTTACGGGCTGTTCTTTAAGTGGAGAAAGATCGTGCAGTAATTCTTTTATCTCTTCTATTGTAGATATTGGATCTCCTGACTTTATCTCTTTGGTCAATAGGTTTTTTAAAGTTGCTTTCATATTAGTCCTTTTACGTATTTGTCATATTTTCGATTAATCTCGATGTTTTTGCTTGTCAGTTTTCCGTCCGCATATTTCTTTACTGTATTAAAGTATGGCGATGTTAGAAAGTTGCCGAGCTTAGTAAAGTCAAAGTCTTGCGACAGGACTGTTTTAACTAATGTTTTATAGAAATCCACATATACCTTGTTCGATACCATGTACTTTTTATTCTTTTCTATTTTCTTATGCATCTTTTTTAGAAACTCCTCATCGTTTGCGAGATTCTCTGCTAGGTATAATGCATACTCTTTCCATGACTTAAACATATAAGGTAGATCCGTAGGGCATTTAAAGGCATCGCTTTTAAGATGTTTGATTGCGTTCGTTCCGTCGATTCTTTCTGCGATCTTATTCCACGTATCAGGCTCGATCTCCTGTATTAATAATAGATTCTGAATGGCAGTTTCATGATGCAGGTTAGAGATCCGCATATCGCTTACACTAACGCCGTGAGTAAATAGAGCATCGTAGATTCTATTGTACACAATATTGTTGTCAAAGATATATTTCCAGACATCGCTATAACTCCAGTCGTAAATAGGATAAAACGTATAATGCCCTTTGCTTTCGTTTAGCTTCTTGCCCCATGTAATATCTTGATATGTCAAAGAGCTTGTAAGGCTCATCATTCTTTTAGGGCTTTCTTCTGTTCTAACACCCGATATGTAGCAAGACTTCTGATCAGGAAAATGAACTGCAAATATCTTCTCGAATAGCTCATGAAATCCAAACTCTAAATACTTGTTTTCTTTTATTGATGTTTCTGAACGTTCTCGCATATGCTTAACTCCGTCTTGCCATATATAGATGTACTTGCTATGAGACGAAACGTTGTTATACCATTTCATTGGCATTTGAAACCACATAGGTTCTATTCGTTTGTCCTCGAATACTGATTCGCAATAGTCAGCAGTCCCTTGCCATTCAGCTTCTTGATCAACCCATAAAACTTTGAGAGGTAAACGGTTTCGCTCCTCTGCTATTTTTAATGTAAGGTTAAGGCATACAGTACTATCCTTGCCCCCCGAAAATCCGACAACTACATTCTCGAAATCGTCGAACAGTCTATGTATTCTTTTTTCTGCCTCAACTAATACGTTATTCTTACTGTATATTTTCATCCTTTTTTAGCGAATTTATTGTTTTCTCTAATCTTTTAGAATTAAACTCATTTCCTACAAACCTCATCTTGTTTTTAATTGCACCACGAGCGGAGTTGCCCATCCCGCAAGTAGGGTCTAATAGGATAGCCCCCTCTTTAGCAAGTAATGGAATAGCTATCTTTAAACTATTCTCATCTAAAGCCCCTTCTAGATCCTTTAAATCAGGTAATGTAATGTTAGGGTTTGTGGTTGCTACAATTACTGGATTAGGTAGCACCTTACTTCCTGACTTATATGTTAGTTGATACACCTCTTGATTAAACAACACGCCTTCTAGATCTGTGATCGTTTCGTCTAGCCATTTATTACCTGTTTCTAGAAATACATAGCCGTCTACATGATTAATAATCATTTCTTTAATTATACCTATCAGCTTCTTATATGTCATAGGCTCGTTTTCCTGCCCCGTATGACGTTTGTTTAACGTACACCAGTATTTCATATTGCCATCGCCCCAAGGTGGATCAGTATAAAGTATATGAGCTTTTTCGCCGTTTAATAATTTATTAAAATCTACATTTTGCACATCTTCATTTGAGACAGTATGCTTACCTATTTTAATTGTTTTCATAATTTATATTTTTGCTCGATTAATTATTGCAGTAGAGTCTTCAAAGCCTTGATCGTCTGTCATAACCCAATATTTGTATTCGTTTATATTGTAGTATGTATATTCTTTGCTGTAAAATTTCTCTTTATATCCGTTGTCTTTAATAAAATTCATGGCAGTTAAAAACTTAGAGTCTGGATAGTATTTTCTGCATATCCAGCTATGCGGAATACTCTCCATTGATTTGGCAAACCTAAATGTCGTTTCTAATTCTAGAAATAAATAAATCTCTTCTTTTGTCATAATGCTGATCCTCTTAGTATTACTGTTTCCTTTATACGCTCTGCCGTAAATAGATTGTCG